CGCCGGCCATCCAATTCCGATCTTTGTGGTTTACGATAAGCGAGAACGCCGGAGGCACGCCGTTGTCCGAGGGGATCGTTTCGTCCCCGGACGCAGCCGTATCAGTCGCGGTGGTGGTGGTGTTATCGGCCAGTTCCAGCACATGCCGATAGACGACCCCATCGGAACTTCGATAGATTTCGCGCGCGGTGACACCATATCCGCCGACAGGAATCGTTTTGAGTTTGACCCCGACAGGGCCGGCGGCAACCGTGACCGTCAACGGAGAGGCGTTCCCGTTGGATTCTTCGGCGCCGTAATACAGAAACGTGACCTTGTAGTAGTAGGTGCCCGTCGGGACGGAGCCGGTAGTCTCCCCGTCTTGCACCACCGCAGCGCTTGGCGCCTGCGCCCCGGCGTCTTTGACGTAGGGCGGGCTTGCGTAGGTCACTCCGCCGTAAGATGTGCCGCGGTCGTAGACCTTCGTTTGGTTGCCGTTGCCCATATAAACGCGGTCTTGGTAAAGGGCCATTTCAAAATTAGCGCCGGACGTGTAGCCCGAGGCGACTTGCGTAAACGTGCCACCGCCGGGGGAATAGGAAAGCCGGCCGCCGTCTACGGCGAGAAGATGCCGGATACCGTCCGAGAACACGGCCTCGTATTGGTCTTTGGGGGCCGCTGTCAAGGGCGTAGCATTGTAGTTGATGCCGCCCATCGATTTCGTGAGAACGCCGTGGGCGTTTGTCTCGAAATTGACCGAGCCATCCGTAAATTCATCGTCGCCCACCGCGGTTGACGCTGGGCGATACTTCGTGTTGAGCGAGCCCCACTGTTTGACAGGGAGGGCAACGCGAACGGTTTTCATTTATTGGTCCCCAAATTGTGAATCAGTAAATTCCACTGTCAACCAGTCCAAGGCGGCAACCACGTCCGTGAACCCTCGCCCCGACACTTCAATCAAGAAATCCTTTTCTGGAAACATGGTTTCCAGTTTGGTCAACTGCGCGCGGCGTGTTGAAACGTCAGCGGACCCGATTGTATCATAGCACGCGAGATACTTGACCCGTATGACCACCACACCGTCTGTGGCCCCGATGGTGTCCGTGCATTGAAGCGACAGGTCTTCAACCCCCGGCGGGTCCGGCGTAGTGGTCATGTTAGTCGCTCCATTGGTTAGGTTGGCGGTTTCGTTTTTCCAGCCAGTCAGCCAACTGGGCGTTCTCGGCCCTGATTTTTCCAAATACTTTTCCGAGAACCGGATCGGCCGGGGAAACTAATTCCCAAAGCACCGCTTGGACAAATTGCTTGGTGAGCGCGTCGCTTGTCCCCTGCGTATCATTCAACGACAACAACGCGGTTAAAAGCCGAACGAAAGCGTCGCCCGAACCTTGCGTTTCCGCGAGGGCTTTTCCTATGGCGCGAACAATGGCGTCACTAGAACCGGTCGTTTCTGCGAGCGCCTTGCCGACGGCGCGAACGAGCGCATCGCCCGACCCTTGTGCCTCTGTAAGTTTTTTGCCCACCAAAGACAGAAGACCGTCCGCGAGGGCTTGGGTGGACGCACACAATTTGCTGGGCGTGTGGCTAACACCCTCGGTCGTGCTTTGCGTATCGGTCAGGGTCGTTGTAAAATTCGTCCCGAGCGTGTAGTCGACGATAATACGGGGCCGTTTGACAGGGTCTGTCGGATACTCCGACATGAAGAACTCGCTATACGCGAAGGGGGAGAGGCCCAACGACTCAATGCTCGGCGCCTGGAAAATCCACCCGTAGTTGGCGGCCGTCCCAGCCACAATAGCTTGCACATCCGCGATAAGCCCGGCGGACGACCACGTAACCATCGCCCCCGTCGCGGTAGAGGAGAGCGTAACAGTCGCGCTGGGAGTTGCCGTTCGGTCGGTGGACGCCGAACAGCCTGCCGTGTCCCATGAGTGGGACGAATCGTATTTATTCCAGGTGGCTTGGTTTGCGACCCAATTTTTCAGAACCCGGTGAAAATTTACATCCCAACTTGTCGGCGAGGATGTCCCCGCGGAATTGTTCCATAGCTGAATCTGGACCCCAGTAATAGTAGCGGCGGGGTCAATGGTCGAAAGAGCCGAAAATTTAATCAACCCCCGAACTGCGATATTTCCATATGACCCGTTTGCTGACACATCCCCGATCTCAAACGCCGGGGCACCCTCGTAGTTCGTCGCGTCAAACGTGTGGGCCGAATCGCCGACGATGCGCGTGTCATTACCGGGCGACGGCTGGGAAGTGAGAGGCGAGGACATAGACCGTTCCTAGAAATTTTGCCCGGCGGCGGTTCTCGGCCACCGGGGCTTGTGAGAAACTTGTGCGGCTCTCGGTTATTAGGAGAACGTAACCTGCCACGTAACAACCAGCGAGTCCGACGCACCTTTGTTAATCACGGAGAAAACTTGGTGGGCCATGAGTGTGCCGCTTGTTGACGCCGAGAACACCCCGGCTTCGGTGATGGCTCCTGTGCAGGTGCCCGCGTCAAATGTGGAAACGCTTTGCCACACGTTCGTAGCAGAGGTCAACACCCCGAGAGAACGAGCCACTGGCGAGAACGGAGTTTTAATATCGGTATCACCGGCGTCCGCGGCGTCTGTTCCAGTCCCGAGCCCCACATACGACATGAACTTGCCGGCCTGAGAAGCGGCAGCAAGCCACGCGGCGAGATAGGTCTTCCCGGCGGTGGTAATGACGTTGTGGACTTCGCGGCTGTCTTTCAACAGGCCGTCTTTATCCCGAAGCTCGAACTTGATCGCCCCGGTCACTTTCATCGGTTCAGTTTTCATTTGTATTGGCTCCTACGTGAACGCGAGGCGTCACGGATTATAGTAAAACGGATTGCCGCCCGTGCTTCGGCTGGTGCCTTGCAGGGGCCGGTAACTTCGGATGTCGAGAGCGTGGATCAGGTTACGCGCTTGGATTTTCTTGAAGCGCATACCATCACGCACGCTGCTCATGTAGTCGGCCTTCGCTTGAGCCGCGCGCTCCGTCTCGCCCTCTTTGCTCCAAGCGTGCCAGAGAACGTAATTCCTCGGGCCATCTGCGAGGGAATCATCCACGTTGAGAGAAGCGGCAACCGTGGGAAGCGGCGACGGTTTCGAGTCGTAGAACATGGTGATCGTGCGCCCCGTATCTTTCGGGATCGGATGGAGGTAGAGCGACCGGCCCCAAATCCAATAGGAGCCGGGGTCGTCCAGCACGCTGGTATCGGTTGTCAGCGGGTTAGTAGTTTCCTCCGCGATTTTTTCCAGGCTCGTCGGGAAAAGTTGCCACTGTTGGTCAATCCCGTTTTCCGGTTTGTGGAAAAAGACCATGCGCGTTGAGAGCCAGTTTGACGGAAGCGGATAGTCCGCCCGGCCGGCCACTGTTTGCATCGTGGCCTTGTCTTCCAAGAGCCTCGTGCGATTCACGTAGTCGGCTTCCGCGAGGTTGATCCACATGAGCAACTCGGCATCCGACCAAAAAGCGGCCGAACTTTCAAGTAGCTCCGCCCGAATTTGGGTGATTAGTTCAGAACCAAGCATGGCCGCGCCTTACATCGGGGGCGGCGGTGTGGTCGTGCCGCTACCAGGGATATACGGCCACGTAAACCGCTGTTGTGTGAAGAATCGTCGTTGGCAACTGGCACGTCGAAAATTGTGCATGTGACCCTCCTGTTAGGCAACCGCCGACACGCGATACGCGGGAGCGGCCGTGCCATATTTAAGGTAACAACCCGTTCGCCCAAGACCTGTGAAGGTAACGGATTCCGTGGCGAGAAGGGAAAACGCTTCGTTGGACCCGTCCCAACTACCCACAACCACCTTATTAACCCCGGTCGCTTCGTCGTTCGTAATGGTAAGCTGGTTCGGCTGGAATCCCCACGTCACGGCAACGTAGCTTGAGGTCAAGGCCGTGGTCTGGTCGAGGAAATACGAGCCCGTTACCACAGCAACGGCGCCCGCCATCGCGGCGGTGTTCACCGTTGTCTGCGCGGTCCCGCCGGTGCCGGACACGGTGCAATCCCATTTCGCAAGCCCACCAGCCAAGAACGCCCCGCTTTTGGAAATAACCGCCACATTCGAGGTAGCCAGGGCCGTCGCGTTGCCCGCGGTTCCAAAGGAATCGCTGACGATGGTGATAATGGCCCCGGAACGGGTCGCCGTCACACCGCTCAAGGCGAGGATGGCGTCTTTCAGCGACTCCGCCGACGTGGCATTGTCGGCCGAGAACGTATAGTTGGTGCTTTCCGTCAGCGTGGTTGCCCCCACCGTGACGGTTGAGGCGGCGACGCCGCCGGTCAGCACCGCACCGGATTTGGTGAGGTTCGTCGCGTCTGAGACGAGCAAGGCGATGGAATTGCCGGCGACACCTGCGGTGGCTGCGACGATATTACACGTCGAGCCAGTGCGGGTGCAGTTTACTTCTGTGAGAGCGTGGATGGCGTCTTTCAACGACTCCGCCGTCGTGGCAGTATCGGCGGAAGCGGTCCACTCCGCGGACTCGGTGAGAACATGCCCAGCTACCGTGACGGTAGCGGCGTCGTAACCACCTGCGAGGGTGGCCCCCGTAAAGGTCAACCCGGCGCCCGTCTTAGAGACGGCGATGCTATTTCCGGCGGCACCGGCGGTGTGGGCTACAACCGTGATAACCGAACCGTTGTCAGTGGCATCAACGGCCGAGAGCGCCGTGATTAATGCTGTCAGGTCGGCCACAACGGCAAACTCCGTCGCGCCAGGGGCGCTCGCGACGGCTGTGAAGGTGTGCCCATCAACCGTGATGGTTGAGGCGGCGATGGCGGCGGCCCCACCAGCGAGAGGAGCCGCGGCGCTTTCCGCTTGCACGGTGGCATCGGTGCCAGTGACCAACACAAGGAGGGATGCTTCGGGGTCCGCGTTTACCGCGGCCTTAATTGTATTCCCTGTCGTTCCAGTCACCGCCGTGTCGTCCATATGCACTAAGATTGCGGTAGCGGAGGTCATTTCCACGACCGCCTGATCCCCGGTAATATCGGCTACGTATTCGACTGTGAGGTTATTGCCACCCACACCCGTCGCCAGCGCAGTAAAAATGATAGTGCCGAGGTCGAGATGCGCGGCGACGGCGGCGGTCGCGACCGCCGGTGTTCCAAAGGTGATCGCCTTTGAAGCGGCGGTCAGGTGGAGGGGCGCATAGGAATTGACGACCACGGAGCCCGCCGCCGCCGTCAAATGGCCGGCCGCATAATCGAGAACCGTCATGGTGCCGGTCGCCTTCGCACCGTTCGCGGCTTCGGAGGCGTCGAACGCGGTTTTGATTTGGGTCGCGGTGGATGTTCCGCTTTGAATCCCAATAGCAATCGCGGACCCTGTGACGGCCACAGTTTCAGACCCGGCGGTCGCTCCGTCCGCGTAGGTGATGGTCGCGCCGTTGCCAGCCGTTCCGGCCGCATCCGCGGAAAAGGTCAAGTCTTGAACGATTTTGGAAGCCGCAACCGCAGCGGCGCCGCCGGCAAGGCTCACCGGCGAAGAAGCGGCCGTGTAGGCCGGCAAATCGTTGGGATCGGGGCACGCCATATAAACAAGGGCTTTGGCGGCTGAGGAAGCGGCGTAAAGCGCCTGGATAGCGGAGGCTTTCGTAGCGCCGGTAGGAAAGGTGAACGTGATCGCGGAGGACGCCACCCCAATCCCCAATGTTCCGTCGGCAAACGTGATCGTGATAGAATTTCCGGCGGTGCCGGCGGTGACGGCGGTGAAAAGCATCCCGCCGATCATCTTGGAGGCAGCCACGGCGGCCGTGCCGCCAGCGAGCGGCGCGTTTACGCAACTGACCTGCGCGGTTGTAAGGGTTCCCGCGCTTGTTTTGGTCACGGTAACGAGCGAGTTGGCCCGCGTATGGGCTTCGACGGCGGCCTTGATGGCCGCAGCCGTGGTCGTCCCGCTCACGATGGCAATCGAGATAGCCCGCTTGTCGTCGGCGCACGACACGACGAGGGCAGCCCCATTCGTGTAGGTGATGGTGATGTCCCCACCGAGTTGGTTGGCGGTGAACCGTAAATCTTGAATCTCGACGTAGGGTAGCGTGGCAGACATGGGAATTATTTTTCTCCTGTGGAAGTGGCGCCCACTTTTTGCAGGAGCGCGATGGCTTTTTGGATATTCTTAAAATCTTTGATGTCCGCCGGCATCGGAAGCGCCCGAAGAAGGGCGATAATGGTTGGCATCCCGGCGGTGGGAAGCGGCATTTCGGGTGGTTGGGGAACCGACGGCGACGTGGGCGGTTCCGCATGATAATCCTTCTCCGGTTCGCAAGGTGTCGCGTTGATTATCACGCCAACATCCTGGTGTTGCCCACGAACGCGGTCTGCATCGCAATCCAAACAGAACGGAACGCCGTTCCGGCTAATCATTGGGCCGTGTTTCGAGCATACCCCGTTTCCGTGAATGATCGCACCTGGAATCCCGCAATCCATTAATAGGCTCCTTGACGAACAGCGAGCGTGTCAAGCAGGTCACGCTTCGGGCGAACAACCGGAATCTTTATTTCCCGGCCCGTAGACGGAAGGTGCGTGGAAAAAACACGTTCTGCCCGCTTCCGATCAACCAAATGCTCGTTGATAAGAATGTAGAGCGCCCGGCGCCAGCCACCTTTGAGGATACGACCATCTTCCGCGACAATTGGATACTCGGGCACGTAGTTTTTGTCAATCCCACACAGCAATTCGTAGTCGTCGGTCATGTCGTTGACCGGGCCGCGCCGGACGATGTATACGCCGGCCGCTTTCGTGTCGTCGTTCCCGCAAAACACCTTCAACCGCGGATTCAGCCGGTGAAGTTTCCGCTCGAAGTCGCCAGCAAGCATGAACTACCTCCGTTAAATTGTGCCCGGCGCGGTAATCTACGCCGGGGCTTGGAGAAACTGTTGCTTAGACCGCGCCCGAGCCAGAATAAATCTGGACGGCCCGCGCGGAATCCAACACGACCGCCGCCATCATGAACTTCCACCCCACGGTGGAATACATGTTGAGGGGGTTGCTGGTGTCCTGGGTGCCGGGCTCCTTGAGGATCATCTGCATCCCCTGGCCGGCGAGTTCGGAAATACCGAACGCCTTGCGGCCGAAGATGTAGGTGTGGTAAGTGGTCGTTCCAGACCCACTTCCGGTCCCCACGTTCTGCCCGACAACGAACCGAATCCCATACAACTGGCCGACTTCGCCGCGCATCAGGGTTTCGGGCTTGCTATACTTGTTGATGTCAATCCACCCGCCGGTCCCGGTGTCGCTGGACAGGTCGAAGTGGGCCGCCGGATGCAGAACGCCTTTGTAAAGGTCGCCCTCGAATCCAGGGACCGCTTTCTTCCGCAGCGTATACACCGCCTGCCGAAGCTGCGCGGGCGTGAGGATGTTGCTCACCGTCACAGCGTTCTCGGCAACTTGCCCGACGAACTGATTGGTGAGGTTCCCGCTCAGAGAGGTGCGAACCACACTATCAGCGACGGCCGCGCCGTTGTCAGCCAACTCCGCGGTAAACTCCGTCATGATCGGATTGATGCTCTTGAACTTCAACTCGGAAGGAACCTGCGCCCATTGGCCGTAGGTCACCGGTTCGACGGTCACTTCTTCCGTGGTCAGAAGGGTGGAAGCCGGATTGGTGTTCTCCGTCAGCTTGTAAGACGCAGCCGTAGGAGCCGTGCCCACAGCCGTCAGCTTCACAACCCGGCGGAACTTCATCAGCGTGCCCGAGTTCTTCGGGAGGGGGCGCTTCTCGCCCAAGTCCTCGAAGCGAAGCTGGGGTTTCAGCCGTTCCAGCCACTCTTTGACATAATAAATCCCGGTGTCCGTGAAGGTGTTGCCCACGGTCCCGTTAATGCCGATTGTATTCGGTCCAGCAGTCATGATAGACTCACTTCTTTGAGGCGGCGATTAGGCCGCCGGCCATCTTAATACCCGTCGTCCACCATTTCGGGGTGGTTCTTTTCAAACCACTCCTTAGTTTGGGCGGCGGTCATTTTGGATGGGTCGGTCGGCGCGATTGCAGCCTGTTTCCCACCACCGGCAACGGTCGTTCGAGACTCGGTTGCCAGGGCCGTGCGTTCTTTCTTGCGGCCTTCTTCCTCGGCCAGCTTCAAAGCATCTTGGCTATGAAGGAGACGAGCGCGCTGGTAGAGCGCCTCGGTGTATTCAGCAGGCGGAAGTTTGATGTCGGGAGCGAGTCCAGGGGTCTGGATGATTCGCTTCATATCTCCTTCCAAAGCCTCGAAGTCGGGGTGGCCTTCCTTATCGGCGCGGAACTGCAAGACCGTCTTATCAACGGTCAGAGCATCCACGGCGCTTGACAACGGGGCGACCGCATCTTCGTGACTCTTACGCAAGGCTTCAAGTTGTGGTTTGAAAAACCGCTCGAAAACCTTGTCGGGGTGCTGTTTCAACTCCTCCATGAATTTCTCAGGGTCGTGCGGGGCTCGGGTCGCTTGCTGGATCACTTCGGCCAACTCCGCGATCTGCTTTCGCAGTTCGGCGTTGGATTGGGTGGATCGGGTCGCGTGCCCTTGAAGCTCCTTATACGACGCGGTGAGTTTAGCAAGTTCGGCGGTAAGGTCGGGCTGCGGAGGCGCCGCGGTGGGTGAAGCAGCGGGCGTCTCTCCTTCCTTAGTAGCCGGTGAAGCAGTTTCCGAGGGCGCGGCGCTGAAAACGCCGGCTTCGCCTTGTTCGGGAACCGCGGTTGTTTCTGTGGCTTCGGCCATTTTAAGCTCCTTGTCCGTCTCTTGACGGGGGGGTTTCAAATTGGCGTTGCTTGTGCTGCTCCAAAGCTTTCGCGGCTTGATCCCCTTTTAGGAGGAGGGACGCGATCACTTGGAAAAATTTTGCATAGGGAAGCGCGGCTTGCCGCATCTTCTCCGCTTCCTCTGGCGTAGCCGCTAACCACTTGAGGCAATCGCGGCCGGCCAGTTCGTTCATTTCGGCTTTCACGTAGCCATAGGCCGGGGCCGTGAGCCACTGGCGGATAGCCGCCGCGCGCTCCGCGGTTTGGGCGAGATTGGAAAGCTGTTGCCCGCCGAGTTCGTCCATTAGATGCTCCCCATGCCGGGCTGCGCCGCAGGAACCGACGCGCCGTTCGCGGCAACTTGATTGGCGGTGCTGGTCGTATCCGATCCCGGCACACCGGGCGTCGAGGAAATGTTCATCATCGTTGTGGGGAACGGCGCCGCGGCGATGATTTTGTCCGCGTTCTCGGGTGCGTCCATCAGGGTCCACAGCACGCGCGCCGCACCGAGGAGGTCAATGCCCGGCACGCCCTTGAACATGTTGAGGAACGCCATGATCTGATTGATCTTAGCTTCTTTCGTGATGGTGTCGCTCACCCCGAGCATCTTGAACTTCAACTTCGCTTGCAGTTTCTCCGGGGGGAACTTCGCATCGTAGACGGATGCATAATACCCGTCTGGCGACCACACCGAGTCGTCAATAATGAATTGCAGGCTCAGTTGGTGGAACATCCACAGAACACGTTGAATGGTCCCCTGCTCGACCAACTTGGCCGCAAGGCCGAACTTCTCCAAAGCCTGTCCGATAATGAGTTGAGCGCCGCGTGCCGTGCGACCAAGAGCGCCAGATTCCGGGGTGCCCTGCGCGCTACGGGGAACCGCCGTATTCTCGATGTCGGCTTGAATGAGAGCGTGCATCTTGAACGTCGTCGCGGGCAATTCCTGTTGCTCGATGGGAACGAGTCCGTCCATTGAATCGGTGAGAACAACACCGTTGGGCACGCTGATAAGGGTATCGAGGTCAATGTCAGCAAGGGAGTTCACCTTCCACATTCGGTTGATGATAAGATTGTTCACGTCGAGTTGCTGATTCCGCATCGTGTTCATTTCGGAAATCAGGGGCATCACAGGTTCGATAAGCCCGATTCCATACCATTCCATCGGCACGGGGAACAAAACCGTGCGGAGAAGCGGGCGCTTGCCGTGTTCAAAAGGGTTGGGGCCGCATTTCAAAAGGACCGTGCGGTTGGCGACCACGATCATTACTTCCTCGCGGATGCCATCGCCGTCCAAGTCCCGGCGTCCCCAAAACGTCAAAATTTCCACCATGCCATCATTCTGCTGTCCAGGCGCCTGATTAGGCACACCGCGCAGCGCCTTCCGCTCCATCTTGGCCGGCGGGAGGGGATAGCCGGGTCCGCGCGTCGGTGTTGAGTCCTTGAGTTTGTCCCCGTTCGCGTAGACGGGGAAACTACCCCCGCACATTTCCATCACTTCGGAAAGGGACATCCGGGTGACGATGAAAATCCCGGTGCCCTCGTCGGCGTTCCGGGCCTCGGGGTCGGGGTAAACGTCCGCGATGTCAATCACATCCACTTCGGGGCGCCGCTCGGTTACGTCGTAGCAGCGCGTCATTGTCGTCTTCAAAGCCGGCGGCATAGGAATCCCGAGGAACGTCCGCGGCACGCGCTCTACCGTTTTCTTGGTGATCCACCCGCGCTTCACCTTCCAATAGACATAAAGGTAGGAGGTTCCATACATCACCAACTGTTTCGCAAAGTCCACGAACTTCGTGAAGAAGTCGGACATGCGGAACTGGTATTCGAGGATTCTCTGAACGAGTTTCGCCACACCCCAATCAGAGGCGGGGTCGTTCACATCCCCCGCGGGGTTTTCGGGCTGCACTTCAAAAAATGGGGAGTTGCCGAGAATGACGTTGAGGAGTTTGGGGACGGCGGCTTCGATAATCTGGAAGGCGACGGGGATAAAGACGCGGGCGCGGGTAAAGGCTTTCTGGCCGCGGATCACTTCCATATACATCGCGTAAATCTCGCCCCACAACGCCTCGAACGGCCGACGCCACGAAAGCCAGGACGTAAACGTGGCCGACATGTCCGCAATCAATTCTTGCTGCTTGATCTGGCCGTCAGGACTGTCCGCGGCGACGGACCCAAATTGCAGGGGACTGTTCTCGTCAACCGGGAACTCTTGGCCCTCGGGAATGACCGGAACTTGGTCTTCCGCGAGCGCCTTCTCGGCGGCAGGTGCGGGAACGTCGGTATTGGAATCGAACATAAGGGGTTGTTCCTATTTTCCTACAATGCGTAGCCGGTGTAGCGATCTACTTCAACGTCCGGCTGGCGCGAGGCCAGGGGGCCGAACCATCCGCTATTTCTGCTTATCTCCCGCCGAATCGCGCGCTTGATCTTCATCCCGCGGTGAACACCTTGCGGGTTCTCGCGGCTGAAAGCATACCGGAGCGCGTCCATACAGTGATCGTTCATGCCGACCGGATCATCCGCCTGGGGACGATCATAATTCGGCGCCTTGTAATGGTAATTAAGAATCTCCCGAATCGTGTTCTCACACCGGCCACGGAAGATTCGTATGCGGCCCTGGTGGATCAGCCCTTTGATGCGCTCGAAACCAATCTCGCGGGAGTTGTCCGCGGGGACCATGTGCTTGATCCCGTAGGCGCGTTGCAACTCCGTGACCAACTGCGCGGCCGAGGGATCGTAGTTTACGAAGTCGAGCGCGCCCTCGGACTGCAGAAAGTCCGCCGGCAACGACAGTCCGGCGTCCCTCTTGTAAAACTCCCGGTAGAGGTAATAAATCGGCGGCACATGTTTGATGCCCTTCGCTTCGTCGGCCACCACTTCCGGCTTCTCCGCGAAACAAAGAACCACCGTTGGATCAGACTTCCCAAAATCCATGCCGGCGAACCGGCGCCACGTCGCGTCTATCTGGAACGGCTTGATGATCGCGTCTTCCCCGAGGTCGTAAACCAACCCTTCCATCGCGCGGGCTTCGCCGCAGTAATCGCGGGCGAACTTGTCGGGGCTCGTCGTCTTTTTCAGCCGCTCGAACTCCTCCGCCGGAAAATGCGGGTTATCACGAGTCGTCCAACGAAAAAGAGAAACAGCAGGGTCAACATCCTCGGCTTCCGCCGGCTTCCCGTTGACTTCGCCGGCCTTCACCATGATGTCGCGCCAGAACCAGTTGGGCGCGTAGGGGGTCGTGGTAATCACGCACCGCCCGCGGTCGAAGGACAACCGGGCTTGCACGTTGTCCCACACACTGTCCTTCATCTGGCCGGCTTCGTCCAGCCACGCCGCCAACACCGTCATTCCTTCCAGGTGTTCGGGTTCGTCGGTGGAGCGGACATAAATAAAACACGGCTCTCCGCCCGGAGTCTTCCAGTCCAACTCGAAGCATGATTTGGCCGCCCTCCACCCGCCTCCCCTCCCTGCGCCCCAGCCCAACCGCATGAAATACTCGCGGAACGTGGGGATGGTCGCCTGTTCCAAAATCTTGTTTGTCGGGGCCGCGATCAGAAAGTGCCCGTGCTTGCCGGCATCCCGAAGGCGCTGAATCTCCCGAATCAGCCACACCGCCCCTACGACGCTCTTACCGCCTCGTTTCCCGGCCACCGCGGCGACAAAGCGGTTGGTGCAAGCAAGAACGGGCGCCTGCTTCGGGTGAGGGGTGAACTCAACGTCGCTCATTTCCGCATATCCTTCGGGAATCGCGACGGATCAAACCACCGCTTACCGTCTTTTGCCCATGTCCAGGGGTCACTCAACTCGTTCGGGTCCAGCGGAAGTTCCCGTCCAGCGCGAAGGGCGTGCTTTGTCACCCGGCGCCAAGCACGGTGGAATAACTGTTTATCCGATTTCTCGGAACCCGCCCCGCACATCGCGGCTATCGGGGTTTGGCGCCGGCTCCGACTCATGTGGGGGTTCCTTTATAATCAACCGACCCCACCGGGACGCCAACCCCTGCCGGAACCGGGGTTCCTGTGCCTCACCCGCCGCCTGCGGGGCGGCTGCCGCGCCGGGCAAGACAAGCCCCTTCCGGGCCGCTTCCTGGCGAATGAAAACGTCCAGCTTACTTCTTAATTCGTAGGCCGCGTGCGGCGACCCCTTGAACCCAGCCAACCGGTGCGCGTCCGCGGTGGGCTTCCCCGCCAGGATCAGGGCGACAAACTCTTGGGCCTTCTTGCTGAGTTCCATGTCGCTCCCTTGAAGACGAGCCCCCGGAGGGACTCGAACCCCCGACCCGCTACTTACAAGGCAGCCGCTCTACCAACTGAGCTACGAGGGGCAAATGGTTGCAGGGGCCGGAGTTGAACCGGCCTATCCCGGCTTATGAGGCCGGCGAGCGCCCCGCGCTCCTCCCTGCGAAATTATCCCCGGCTGGGTCCGAAGACCGAGACGGGAGGCGGTTTTTAACGTTGGCGGCAGTTGTCCCGGCTGCTCCGGGCCACCAATGGCAGGCGCGCTCCCTGCGGGTGCGTGTTTTAGGCCACGACTGGCCGGGTTTCTATCGCGGTCCTGCGGGTCTTTTAACGGGGACCACCCCCGAGGTCATTCGCCTGGGTTACAGGCCAGGGGTGACTCTCCCTGTTTTGCCGCTGCCGGCCGGCCACCGGGGTATCCCCCGGCACCGCCTCTCGTTCTCCCCGCGGTCTGCGGGGCTCCCAGCGTCAAATGGTCAGGGCCGGTGGGGTAGACCCCCCGTGCCCCGAAAGTGCGCTTTTCGGTGAAGGCTGAGCGATAACCTGTTGTTGGCCCCATGCGGGGCCGAATCTGACGTATCAGTTCCAGAACT